CTACGCACTTTGCTCCACATTTGCAAGAAATGCGAGGCGCTCGTGGGCGGATCGGAATAGAGATCCATCCCAGGTATCAATGCCCTGACATGCAACCGCCGCATTTTCTACATCGATGTCCGCGCGCTCCCATACTTCACATGTGAAATCTTCCGGTCCGAGAGCAAGAAGGGCTTTTCGTGAAAGCCCGTCGCTTCCATCGGATAGCAACGGCACCTCGGACTCATCGAGATATGCCGCGAAAACCTCCGAGCTTACATCGATGACAACATTCATCCAATCAAAATTCGGCGCGTCAGTCACTGCGCGTCGGATCAAGTCAGTGATCTTCATCACGCACCTCCCTTCACATTCGCCGTTGCCGCGTCGACCAACTCGCTCATCCTGCGGTCGAGCTCTTCGATATCGACGCCATCTTCTCGCAACTCCTCCTCGATCTCGGCGTCTGTCATGGTGAAAAGGTCTTCGACCAGCTCGTCTTCGAGGCGCCGCAATCCGCGGACGCGCCTGATGTCTTCTTCGTGGGTCATTGTGCCTCCTTTCTCGGACCGCCCTTCGGGGTTCGATCCGCAACTGCGGCCATCATCGACATGCGCTGATGCGCTGAAAGCTTGGCCCACACCTCGTCGATCGTTCCTGGATCAAAGTCCTTCTTGGGGATCAACGAGACTGTGAAGCGGCCAGCATCCATGCCAATCGTTTCGCGTCGCTTCACGAAGACCCTGACTCGAATTGTGCCTGGATCTTCTCCTGGACATACCGGTGCGATGAGAAGATCGCGCTGCCCATTTCTGTTTTCCGTACTGACTTCATAGATCGGCACATCGCTATGCCGACAAACGCGCTTCCGGAAATCATCCTCAAGTAAAGCCGAGGGCAACCATTCTTTCGCGAGGCGGTTTTCACCCTTGGTATTCAATGTAGGATGGTTGACAGGGCGGATTGAAGTCCGGATCGGCTCCAGCTCATAGTTCGAGACTGAAAAGAGCGGTGAAGCATCGAATGTCACGCGATTCAAAGGCGCTTTGCTCATCTCACGGATGGCTTTACGCTCCGCCTTGATTGCAGCGCACTCCCTATTCCTGCGTATTTGCCTGGATGTGGTCATTCTGCACCGCCTTCCTCTTCGAACATGTCGAAGATCACGTCATCGGCCATCTGATACTTTCCCGGATATGATGTGTCGTCGAAGATCACCTCTTTCCCGTTGTGCTGCATTCGAACCGCAGGAGAACCACAGCACCCACAACCGTCGATCGACATCTTGATGCCGGCTGCCCGCAGGATCTTCTTTGCTTCTTCGATCTGGTCTTTATCGCTCATTGTCGATCTCCTCTTCTCAACTGAAAGGGAGATACGCCCCGGGATATACACAACCAAACGCCCGCCAAATTTTTTTCAATGAGTTTCGAAATCGAACGCGGAGAACTATATCCTTGATATCCGCCCTCGAGCGGGACAGGCTCGCCGGCGCCTGAGTCAAGACCGGCAGAAATACCGCCTCGAGCGTTTGCGTCACCTGGTCCGATACCGTGCGTGCCAGGTCAAAGACGGCAAAGAGGATGCCAGAATCGGATGGCATGACCGGGTTCGCTCCGGTCCGTATCGACCCTGATTATGCCCCAGGGTCGTTAAATATGGAGCCGGGAATTGACCCGGTGGGTCCGCGCCGCGCCCTGACCTGGGCCACCTGGTAAGCTGGAAAAACAGGTTGATCCTGGTAGCGGCAGGATGAAATGAAAAGGGCGGCCCTGGTGGCCGCCCTCTTTCTTCTACCGACACATCCCCCGATCTCGAGACCGACGCACGACCCGGACGCGCTGCGAATTTTCTCGATCGCGCTCGCCGTTCGCGAATTCTCCAGAAAACTGCATCATGGCATTTTCATATGCGCAGACCCCAGACTCGTGCAGTTCCCGCGCTTCAGACACCAATGCCGTCGACACATCAGAAGCATGCGCGGCGCGGCGATGCGCAGACATCTCAACTGATCCCATTTCCGCTATCGCTTCCTTGCGGCCTGCATCGTTCAGTCCTACCTGCCGCGCTGGGTGCCGCAGTTCGCGGCCGCTGACGGCTTCGAATGCGCGCTGGAAGTCCCGTGCCTTCCGGATCTGGACCTCAAGAAGACTCGCGTTCGGAGAGTCTTTGAACTCATGCGCACCTGGCTCTCGCGCCGCGCGCGCAAGGGCTGTCAGAAATATGCCCGGCCAGGCCGACGATTTCTCGCGACGCGTCCAGCCGTATCTTGCCGAATTATCACTCAAAGAGCGGCGTGCATTGTCATAGATTGAGGGTCCGTACGTCGATTTGAAAGTTGAAGCCGGACGATCGGGTACTGGACGGACCGCGCCGAGATCTTCAAATTCTGCGTCCAAAATTTCGTCTGTCATGTCTGTCTCTCCGTGAAAGTCCGCCCGGCGGGGAGGCGGAGAGGGGTGTGTTGCTGTTCAGGACACGATTTTAGCGCGGCGATCCATCTCTCGACGGAAATCCTTCAAGTCAGTTTCGCAACTGCGGATGATGCGGCGCGCAAGCCAGCCGTCTTCTCCGTCCAGCTTCGGTGTCCAGTGTTCAATGGCGGCTTCTGCGTCCGAGATGCCCTTAAAAAGATCGTCATCCGACGCGGCGCGCAACTCGATGTGACGCTCGACGAGACGGATGTTGTCCTCGACAACATACTCAAGCGGTCCGCCTGCCTGTCGCTGCCAGTTCGACAGTTCTTCCTGCATCTGCTCGTCCGTCATCGCGTCGAGATCGGAATCCTCGAGGATCGGGCAAACGCCGGCGCCGAATGCGTCTTCATATGATGCTTGTTTCATAGTCTTTCTCCTGGTGCCGATCGGCGGCGGCGTGTTGTGTGTGCCGATGACAGGGAAATAGACACAGACCCCCGACACTCAAGCGCAGGTGTTCACTGTTTGTTTCAGTTTGCCATCACATATTACACTTTCATTTTGTCTCGATTCGGCATGGAAAAATTGATTGGGATGCTGCAGTATGGTCGCAACAAAAAGTAGCGACATCATATCAGGCAACAATATGTGGAATTGGGACCAGGGCAGGCTCGACTATTTTCAGTTCGACAATCTGAAAAAGATTGCCAAGTTCGCTCTCCACGAAGACCTTCGATTGACTGACAGAAGCGACTTAGTCGCAGCTACTGGACTGCCATTCCTTCCAAACGATGATCGATACCCACCATGGCGAAACTACAGCCGTGTGTTCAAGCTATCGCTGATCTGTGCGCAGAAGGGCAAAGGGTCAGAGCCGACCCAGATTGCAAAGCTTTTGGCATCCGACGGCGCGATCACCACCGATGAGTATTTCCATTTCCTCGCGCAAGCAACCACGGACCCGTCTCCAGCTCTTACAGGGTGGGACAACACTGTCGAGTTGCGATATCCGCTCCTCTTCTCGCTCAGGTTCATGTTGGCGCGCGCTGCCATTGGCCTGGGAACAACCGATATATCCCAGGTTGTCGCGTCCTATGAAGCTTCTGGTTTCACCGGCGATGAGGATCAGTCGGAGTTCATTGAGTTAATCAACTCGAACTTGAACATGGCTCAAGTGCCGCGACAAGCCGCCGAGAGCATCCAAGTAATAGCCCAGATTTCCTATCTATCTCTGGATAAACGGACTCTGACCGTGTCTCTATCGCAAGAAGACGCATTGAACCTGTTCGAGCAAATATCCCCGATAGGCGGGGAGCCTCTTAGCAACGGGGCAGATGAGGTCTTCAGGCTGACAGACCTTTTCCAATCGTCGATCGATGAGCTTGAGCTGGAATATGACACGACTGTCCTTAGCGATGTCGAAGACGCAGGATTCTCCGGGGATACGGCCTTCTCAGAGGGCAAAAAGATCCGAAAAACTCACCTGGTCATAGAACGAAATGGGAAGATCCGAGAGGAGTTCTTCAAAGCTAATCCTTCTGCCGTTTGTGATATGTGTGCAATGGACACAGCAAATGCATACCCTTGGGTAGACAGAGTTCTTGACGTTCACCATTTGTTGCCGCTTTGTTCGGGGGCGAGGACATCCAAGGACGGCACTTTGCTCGATGACCTTGTTGCGCTGTGTCCGACTTGCCATAGAGCGGTCCATCGATACTACGACAAGTGGCTTAAAGACTCTGGTAAAAAAGACTTCGTTGATGCCGAAGAAGCCAAGATTGTTTACGAAGAGGCAAGACACAAACACAGGGCGATGTAAAAATGCTGAAGAAAAATCCGAATTCGATCACCCCTGAAGATCTTTATTCGATTCAGTCGACACTTCTACAAAGCAGTGGCGAAAAGGAAGTCATCGAGTCTGTAATGGCAAATGAAGGTTGGACCATAGATGACTTGGTCTATGAGAAAAGCCGTGCGCTGACATGGAAAGGCGCAAAGCCTGCCACATTGAAGTCTTTCAAGAAGAGAGGAAAAGGAGTTCCTCTTGTTTCTTTTTTTACTGGATGCGGTGGAATGGATTTGGGATTTGAAGCAGTCGGGTTCGAGAACAAGGCGGCTTTCGAGTTCAATGAAATTTTCTGCAAAACTCTTCGCGTGAACCGCCCGAAGTGGAACATCTTTGGTCCGCCAACGCATAATGGAGATGTTTCGAAGACGAAAGAAATCGTGGAGCAACTCACTCCAATTATCTCAAAACCGTTTGATGGCGTCTTCGTGGGCGGCCCACCATGTCAGCCTTTTTCTATCGCCGCGAACCAAAGGTTTTCGAAGTCAGGAGAAAATTTCAAACGCGTTGGATTCCAGCATGCCCAGAACGGCAATCTACTCTTCGACTTCGTAGACCTTGTTGTGCATTTTAGACCTGCTGTTTTCGTCATCGAAAACGTTCCTGGTCTTCGTGATCTCGACGGTGGAAAGCAGCTCGGAGAGGCTATTCGTACGCTTCAAGCGGAAGGGTACAATGTTGAGGAACCTGAGGTTTGGGATGCAGCAGATTACGGCATCCCGCAGTATCGGCAACGCATGTTCGTTGTTGGGGGCAGAAAGGAAGGCCTGTTCGAAATGCCTTCAAAGCGTGAACACGTCGGCTGCGGTAGTGTGTTGAATGACCTCCCAGGCGAGGATGCTTTGAACCATGAGACGCGCAATCACTATGTGCAGTCTATCAAACGGTATCGGGTCCTGGACTACGGAAAGCGAGATCAGCTCGGGCGCGTCGATCGACTAACACCAACGAGACCATCCAAGACTGTGATTGCTGGCGGAACCAACGGCGGAGGCAGATCGCATTTGCACCCGGAGATTCCGCGGACACTGAGTGTTCGTGAGTGTGCGAGACTTCAGACTTTCCCAGACAACTACAAATTCATCGGCCCGAATGCCCGACAGTTTACCCAGGTCGGCAATGCGGTTCCACCTGTCCTTGCAGCGACGCTGGCCTCGCAGATCGCCAAAGCGTATTTCTAAAGAAAAACCCCGGCGTCTCCGCCGGGGCTCTATCCCTGTCAATCGCTACACTCGCCGCCGGAAAGCGGCACGGCTCACGATAAACTTAGGCCGGGACAGCCCACACACAGCCGTTGCGCAACCCGTTCAGAACGGGATTTCGTCGTCGTGGTCCTTGCCGGCGGTCGCGGCGGCCGGCGCCGGGCTGGTCGTCTGACCGCCGCCTTCGCTCTTCCCTCCCAGGAGTGTCAACTCGCCGTTGAACGGCCGCAGCACGACCTCGGCGACATAGCGCTCCTGGCCCGTGGAGTCCTTGTCGGTCCACTTGCGGGTCTCCAGCTGGCCTTCCAGGTAGACCTTCGAGCCCTTCTTGAGGTAATTCTTCGCGACGGTCACCAGGCTCGGGTTGAAGATGGCGACGCGGTGCCACTCGGTGCGCTCGCGGCGCTCGCCGGACTGCTTGTCCTTCCAGGTTTCGGAGGTCGCGACCGACATGTTCACGACTTCACCGCCGTTATCGAAGGACTTCACCTCGGGGTCGCGGACCAGGTTGCCGATGAGGATGACTTTGTTCACTGATCCTGCCATGGGATATTCCTTTTCATTTGATGGCTGCTTGTCGCGCCGCTCACAATGAAGCGGCAGGAGAAGCAGCCGGGCGGGGTCGGCGCCCGGCGTGGTGGTCAGGCGGCCTCGGCCTCTGCTTCGGCTTCGATCAAGTTTTCGAGAACTCCGCGGATCTCCTCAGCGGTCGGAACGTGACCGAAATCATGAAATGTCCCGTCTCCGTGACCCGCTTCGATATCAACGATATCCTCATCCGCGTCATAGACAGCGGTGATAGCCTCGCCGTCTTCTTCTGCGAGCACCCCTGCAATGAAGTCGATATCGGCGGCGGTGAGCGAGCGGGCGATGATGTCTTGAATATTTGTCATAGTCTTTTCTCCAGTTTGCCGGGCAGCGTCCGGCGGTTGTGTGTTGCTACTGAAAAGGAAATACTCCCGGCGAAGCGCATTCAAAACGCTCCGCCCATTTTTTTGTTCACGGTTTGTTTCAATATTATTTCGAGATCACGGACCCGCCGCTGGGCAACGCTGGCATTGCTGAAACGGTCGGGTCATCCACGTCGCCTCGGAGCCAGCCGATATTGACTGGTTGATAGCCTGAGCCGCTTGCAATAACCCGCCTCTCGCCCGTGATCTCATTCTCTTGATAGGCGTTGACGCCGGTATCATGCACCGTGCGCCATGCCCTTGCGATTTTGATGCGGCGAAGCATTAATCGTCACCCCCGAGTGCTTCGTTCAAGTCATCCGCCGCGGCGTTCGGGTCGTTCTCTCGGTGTTCCTGGGCGGCTTGTTCGACTTGCTGCAGCTGCGTCAAAAGATCGTCGCCGAGGTCTGCCTTGTCATCGTCCGACAGCTTCGCCCAGGCGTCCGCGACAGACATCTCCTGGCCCTCAGCGACTTCAAAAAGACGGGCGCGGATCTTGTCTGCGCGGGTCTCCGTTTTCAAGTTCAGAGGCTCGATCGTGACGCCGACTTTCTTCCCGCGCGTCTTCGTAAGCATGAGCGTTCTGGACTTCGACAGCCCTTCCATGTGACTCACGCGGATACCGCCGACCGCGACGCCAGCCCAGGTCACCGTCTCATCGTTGTAGATTGTGCAGTGCAGGCCAATCCACTTCGCGGCATTCGGCCCCCAGACCGCCGCCAGGACGCGCAGTGCGCTCTTGGCGGGCTTCCAGGGCTTGCCGTCGTCGCCGTAAAAATACACGCTCACGGGCTGCTCTCCGCCGGTGTTCTTCACGTCGCGGATCCGGATCGTGCGCGGTCCGGTGAGAAGATCGTCCGCGTTGAGCTGGTCGCTCTTCGGCCGGATCGCTTGTGTGATGTCGATTGCTTTGGTCATTGCACGAATACTCCTTGTTCGTCTTCCATTTCTTCCTGGCGGAGGCGCCAAGCGGGTAGCCCGATCGGCTTGATGTCCCGCGAATACCCGGGCCAGTCATCGCGACCGATGGCATCTGCCAGCGCGCTCAGATCCTCGCGGATTTCGCGGCGGCCGATCTCCATGCTTTCGGGCTCAAGAACGTAAACGGCCGTGAGATACGGGGCCTTTTTTTCGATCGCGCCGAAGACGAAGTGACGCGGCACTTCGAGACCTTCGGGCAGCGGTTCATCGCCCTGTTCGATCGCCTTCCGCAGGCCGTCGAGATAGAATGGCGCCTGGACATAGTACCGAAACTTCTCGATTGAACGCTCGAAGGAATGCTCCCGCGCATCGTCTGTTGTCTTGAGATCGAAGACCACATCACCAACCCACCAGTCCGGACGGCATCGGCACAGAAGGCCCGTCTCTTCATCGATCCAGTATGCCGACAGCTCGGCCTTGCCACGGGGGTTGGTCAGCAGCTTTCGTATCCGCGGATGCTCTCTCACGGCATCACGCATCCCGACGACATCGCGCCACTGGGCCGGGGTCAGGATGGTCTTTCCGTCGGCCTCTTCGGCGTGCATTGCCTTGAGGTCATCGAGGATTTGCACGCCCGGATCGGCTTCGCGGAGGCGTTCGATGAGTTCATCTTTCCGCCCTGAAATTTTCAGGCCGTGATCTTTCAAGCGCGCTTTTATCTCGTCCGTCGTTGCAAGCGCATCCGGCCATTCCGAGGCGTCAAACGGCAGCGCGTATTCCTTTTCAAATTCGTCAGGTTCGAGCGCCGCGCAGTGGGTCGCACTGCCGAGCAACATGGCCGCGGTTTCCTCGCGCTCATCGGTGCTATCCTGAGCGTGCTTGAAATGAGCCAGAGACCGGCGAACGAGGTCCAGCGTGGACTTCGATTTGCCCGGCCCGCCGTGGTAGTCTGCGTTCGATTTGCCGGCGAAAATGCCGAGCGGGTGGTCTTGGGTGCCTGTATTCATGGACCTACTCCGTACTGTGTTTTCTTGATCGAAACCGCGCTCTCCGCGATCTCAAGTTCTGTGTTCGCCCGCGTCAATTTCTCGACCGCTTCTTCGCGCTCAAGTATCGCAAGCTCGTAATCGACAACCGCAATGCCGAGATCCCGCCATTCATCGAGCGGCATAATTTCGTGCAGGAAAAAAAGGTCTCGGAGTCTCATTGTCGGTCTCATTTGTTGCGTCTGATATTCAGATACGCCCCGCACCCGGCCGCTCAAAACGGCCGGGCAATTTTTTTCAGATCGCGTCTTTGAGATGCTGCTGATGCTCGTCGCGACCGACGAATTGAGGCGGAAACATGTGCGCGAGATCTCTTGGTACCGTCTTTTTCGCTGCGATAATGTCGTGTGTATTTCATTTTGAAACCTCGTGTTTTGTTTGACATTTTCGAGGTTGTTATCTTGTTTTTTATCAGGAAGCCGGGTTCGGAAGATTTCTCGTAAGTGCATGAGTATGCATGACTCTTTTCTGCACTGGGAAAGCCCGCGGCAGGCGCACAGGGAGAGGTTTGGAGAGGGGCAGGTGACGCCCTTCTCCGGGAGCAGTCAGGGGGTCTGGGGGTGGAGTGCAGAACGACGCACACCCGGTCTGGGAATGGGGTCCAGGGGAAAGGGGCGGCGCGCTCTTTCACCGGTCATGGGGGTCCAGGGGGAGATCGAAGTCTCCACCGGTGGGTCCAGGGTGAAACCCTGGCGAACGGGGCATCCTGAACGCAGCCCGAAGGGGCGCAGTGCAGGTTGCTTAGTGAGTATCCACACCGCACCGCATGGGAGCGGCGAATGGATTGGGGCCCCACCTCCCTGAAAAGGAGCCCCAACGATGACACAGAAGCACCCCCTCGTATTCGGTATGCGCGCGATTTGGCCAGGCCAGCTCTCGCGCGTGGAAATGCACCAGACTCGAACAGGCGGAGACCTGTCACATATTCGCCCAGGCAGGACGCACCTCAATCAATTTTTGATCGGTGGTCCTGATTGGCGCGAGCAGCTCGAGGAAGACATCCGGCGCGCATCAGAACTCAATTTCAGGCACGCATATTCGGCGCGCCGCTGGACCCGAAAGCGCAAAAAAGAGGCCGCCGAGATTCGGCGCAACGGGCCGCAGGATCCGTGGAAAAGAGATCGTGCAGAAGGGCCGTTGCGGGAGTTCATTTTCACCGCCAACAAGAAGCATTTTGAGGGCGACACTCCGGGCTTCTCGGACGTAGAACGAGAGGATGTTTTTCGCCGTTGCTTCATGCGTGCTGCGAGAGATCAATTCGGAGATGCGTGCGTTGCAGCGTGGGAAGACCATGACGAAGAGGGCTATCATATCCACGGCGTTTTGGCGCCGTGGGTTGTGTCAAAAAGCAAGCAAGCCGGGAAACAGCGACGCATCGAGCCGTCTTCAATTCCGGTCGTAAAGAACTACGAAGCCGGGCACGATATCTTTGCAGAATATTTCGGGCCGGCAGGCCTCGTTCGCGGTGAGAAGAGAGCCGAAAGGCGCCGGGAAGCATTCGAGGCCGAGGGCAAATCTGAACTGCCGGCGGAGAATACTTCTTGCCACGACTGGAGGGCAGAAGAGGCTGTCCGTCTCCACGAGAAGCGGAAGAAAGCTGCGAAAGCATGGGCCGCAGCGAAGAAAAAAGAGAAGGCAGCGAGGGAGGCGGAGGCCAGGGCGAAGGCCATTTCAGAACAGAACCGGGCGGCCGAGGCCAGGCGCGAGAAAAAACACCAGGCACGCGTCGCAGCAGTCGAAAAACGAGAAGCCCTGGCGGCCGAAAAAGAGCGCGCCCAGGCCGCCCGCGCCCAGGATCTCGACCGACGCGAGCGCGGTTTGGTCGAGACGCTGAAAGCGTTCATTCCGCTCGCGGAACAGATCCGGGAGGCCGCGCGAAAAGTGGGACTGACAGGACATCCACTTGTGCAGTCCGGCCTCGATGCCGTCGAGAAAATGCGCGACATGATCGGACGGATCGGCGGGCATCAGCGGACGCGGTGACAGCCCGGGCGTCATTTCCTGGGTATGTCTATCTCTCAACCGTTGACGCGGCAAAAGACCGATATAATCGGTATGCCGTCGCTCAGAAAATATCAGTCCGAAGACGTCGACACGCTGCGCGAAACACTTCGCGGCGGCGCCAAAAAAGTGCTTTTCGAAGCCTCTGTCGGATATGGAAAGTCGGTTGTCATCGAGCACCTGGCCGCCGCGTATTCTGCGGCTGGGCGGAAAGTTTGGGTTCTGTCGAACAGGTCGGCGGTTGTGAGTCAGTTGCGCGATCGGGCGGGTGATTTACCTGTCGTCGAGGTCATGACAGTGCAAGCGGCGGATCGCCGCCGGGAACGTCTGGCGGCCGATCCTGCCGCGCTAATTCTTGTCGATGAAGTGCATATGGGTGGCGCGGCGGCGCAGTATCGACGCGTGCTTGATTGCGCCCCCGATGCGGTTGCAATCGGCTTCACGGGCACACCCAGGCCGGAGACTTTCGAGGTCTTCAATGCGCATGTCCAGGGCCGCGGCGCGGCCTGGCTGACAGAGAAAGGTTTTCTGGCGCCGCTGCGATATGTGTGCCCAGACCCGCTTGACTTGTCCGGCGTCCGCGTGAAGCGCGGCGAATATGACGAAGCGCAGGTCATGCAGGCTCTTCAAGACCGAAAAATATATTCCGATGCGATCAAGTCATACGAAAAATACGGGCACCTGGGGCCGACACTCGGGTTCTGTGTAAATGTCCAGCACGCCGAAGATACCGCGACCGAGTTCCGCGCCACCGGACACCCTTGCGAAGTTCTGACGGGTAAGGATAGCGACGATGAGGTCGAGCGCAAAATCGGAATCCTGGCGGACGGCGGACTCGTTTTTTCAGTCGACAAAGTGAGCGCCGGTTTCGACCTTCCCGATCTCCGAGTTCTGCTATCGCTGCGCCCAACCGCCTCCGAGCAGCTCTGGGTCCAACAACTCGGTCGCGTCGCCAGGGCTAAGGCTGACGGCGGCGCCGGTCTGGTCGTCGATCATGTCGGAAACACGCTACGCCTGGGCACGCTGACCGAGACGCGGGACTGGAGAAATCCTGAAGAGCGGAAATCCCAGGAGAAAACGGAAGATGGTCAGGCGCTGTCGATCCGACAGTGCGATGAATGCATGTCGGTCTTTCCGTCTGGCCCGTCAAAATGTCCAATGTGCGATGCAGTCCTGGGCAAGGACACCAGGATCCCGAAGGCCGAGGCGGTGCGCCTGAGAGAGCTTGAGGAAGAGGAAATCCGCAAGCAACGGGAGCGCGCAAAGGCAGTCCGTTCCAGGGCGGGCATGGGCATCAAGCAGCGCACCGGGTTTCTCGCGGGCTCCAAGAAATGGCGCTGGCCCGAGGCCAGGGCCGAGGCGATCCGGGTGGTGTCGAAGAGAAGGGATGAAGCGATCCAGGCCGGCGACACAGAAGTCGCCGCCTTTCTTGCGTCCGATCTCCAGTCGAATGGCGTGCAGATATGAGCAACACCGAAACCGACATCCACAATCGCATCCTGGTTGCACTTTCCCGCGAGTTCCATCCCAGGGGCATCTTTTGGCGACAGAACGCCGGGAAAATCCGCAGCGACCGCGGAGCATGGGTCAGCCTGGGGCCGACCGGCATATCCGATATTGTCGGAGTTCTCGACGGGAGATCAGTATTCGTCGAAGTGAAGACCGCGACCGGCAAGCAGCGAAAGGCGCAGAAATCATTCCAGGTCGCGGTTGAAAAGGCCGGTGGGATTTACATCATTGCGCGGTCGCCGGAGGATGCGATCTCGCAGGTCTACCCCAGCGCTCACGACAGACTGGCGGCTTCTTCCGCCTGATCGACAACCCCAGACGCCAGCGCAATCTCTTCGACAACATCGCACCCGGACGCCAAATTTTTCGTCACGCGATCATAACTTATCATCTCATCGCCGTAAAACATCATGACAATCCGCCCGCCTGCATGGAGACGAATGCGATCCGGTCCGGCTTTGAATTTTGCGATCCATTTCATTCGTTCGTGTGCTGAAATCGTCATATCAGATCTCCGAGCTCAAGGCCCTTCTGCTCAAGTTCAAACCGAATATGTCGCATCGCCTCTCTGTGAATTTGAGTGACTCGGGTCCGAGAAACATTGAATTCCTCTGCGAGCTCATCGAAAGATCGGGGCGGGTCTGTAAGTCGAGTCGAAATTACATGACGCTCGCGAGCATCAAGCCCGCTCATTGCAGACTTCAGTGCAGACAATACACGCGGCTTGTCGACTTCTTGCTCGATCGATCCGACCGTCTTGTCTTCGAACTGCCGGAAATTCTCATCATCTTCGGAATCCTGGACATCGAAAGGAACGCAATTTCGAATAGAGAGAGCCTCTGCAGCATGGGAGGGAGTGACGCCGATATCGCGCGCCGCAAGATCCAGAGCCATAGACGGACTCCATCCCTCGGACTCATATTTCTGCTTTTTTGAAGACAGATGAAATCGCATCTGCTTCTCTTTTCGGCTTTTCGGCACATACAGAATTGAATTCGCGCTGTGCATGTACTCGTCGAGTCGACGCACAATACGATATGAGCAAATCGCGGGTATAGAGCCGCACTCGACGTCCGGATCGAAACGCTCGAGTCCCTCAAGCATTCCAACCCGACCCTCAGACTTCAAATCACTCATTGAAAAAGGACCGTTTCTGTATTTCGAGGCGATCTTCACGACAAGACCCTCAAGGGACTCCGCAAGCTCTGCATGAGACCGCCGACATCCAGTCTCACGCCACTTTTTCCACAGCGCGAGCTGTCGCTCTTTTAGATTCGTCTTTGACACTTCTACCTCCCCAAGTTCATGAATTGTTCTTGTTCACTTGGGAGGTAGTTCCGGTTGCATTCGGACCGAAATGACGGCCCAGTTTTTTCTCGAAGCAGCCCTTGTAGCCGTTTTTCCGCCGCTGTCTGTCTCTCTCGCACTGCTTGCAGTTGCCGCGGGTCAGTCGGACGCCGTCTCGATACCGTTTCGTCGGGAAATCCGATTCTGGAGATGCGACACCGCAGGTCGTGCAGCGTTTCCACCATGCGCCGGACGGGTCTTTCCAGTGGCCGCAGTGTTCGCGTTTGTGGTCTCCGGGGAGCAGTGCCGCCAGGTTCCATAGCTTGTTGTTCTGTCTGTTTTCGTCGCGGTGATGGATCTGGAAGCCGTCTGGGATGGGCCCATTCGCGCACTGCCAGACATGCCTGTGCTCGCCCACAATCCGGCCGTCGGAGAGTTTCAGTTGCGGGTATCCATCCGACCCGATCCAGCGCTCTATGACTCGATGCTTTGACATACATGGGAGGTCGCGCCCGGGTCAGGATCTCGCACAAAAAAAAGACCCCGGCGCTGGGCCGGGGCAAGTTCAACAGGTTCGCCAGGGTTACCCGCCTGGCCGGGATTTGTTCAGGACTTTCCTCCTGAAATCAGGTTCATAGGGTGGTCGAGGTCGTGAGCGTTCGGTCGCTTGCCGTCCAGATATGCTTTTCCGTGTGCATTCAGAGCGATCCCGCGGCGGATTACCGTTCCTCCTGGTTTCTCGCGCTTGAGCTTTTTCTCATCGAGGATCGCACCGAATGCTTTTGTGCTGACAGGATTGCCGGCGGCGTTGTGGTCGAGATACGCGCAGTAGGCTTTGTAGAGATTGCCGTGAGCGCAGAATGTCTTTGAGTTGATCTCGCAGCACTGCTCGAAGAAATCGCCGGTGGGGTCTGTCTCGACCTGGTAGCGATTGATGCGATCGGAGACCGCCGCAGGTTCCTCTCCGAGGCTCTGCTCGGCATACCACTCTACGGCGCCGCGAACGGCCCACGCAAGGATGCCGGCACGTTCAGACCGCAGCCTGTTCTTGACGCCGATGTCTTTCGGCTTGGAGACGCCCGCGACATAGTTCTTGTCGCCGGGATTGGCGTAGCTGTTGGGAAAGTTGATGACTTTCACCCGGCGCCAGATCGCGTCGCCTTGGCTATGAATGTTCGGCAGGTCATTGGTGTCCATTACGATCTTACCGACGGGGAGGAAGGAAATCATGCTCTGATATTTCTTTGCGGCGGTCACGGTGCCCTGGCCGCTGAAATGCTTAAGCCGGGCTTCATCAAGGACGTCGCTCGGGTCGCCCTCGGATGCGTGAATGAGACGGGCGCCGCGAAGATTTGCAAGAACTTCATCGGTGCCGCCGTTGTTGAATGATCCGCGCTGCTTCATGAGATAGTCCTTCGAGATCGTGGTCACATAGTCGCCAAGGATCTCTTCAAATGTCAGCGTCAGGACGCCCTTACCGTTCGACCCGGTGCCGTCGAGAAAAAGGAACTTCTGCTCATCTGTCTCGCCGGTCAGGATGTAGCCCATCCATCGCTGGATGTAGCGGATCGTGTCGGCGTCGCCGTTGAAAATGTCGTTGAGGAAGGACAGCCATTCCGGGCATTCGGCTTTCTGGTCGTAATGCGTCTTGCAGGTCTTCGATATCATCAGCTCCTGCGACGGTGCTACCAATTCACCGGTGCGGAGATTGACGGCGCCGTTGCGGACCCCGAGCATCGCATTATCGGCGTCGAGATCATTTGCGGAGGCTTGCATATGTGACCGGGCGAGCTTCGAGATCGCCGCGATACTCTTCTGGCTCTGGCTCGTTTTCGCCCACCCCGCCAGCTCTTCGACAGAAAAGCGCACGGCCTCTGGATCCTCGACACGGCCATCGCCGCGCTTGTCACCCTCGCGCATGACCTGAGCCTCTTTCTTGCTCATGGGCAGATACTTGACGAGATCTGGAGCATACTGATGCAGAACGCGGGCGGTCGTGAGGTCGCGGGCGACAGAACGGGCCGTTTCCTGTGCGACGCGATCGAGTGATCCGCCCTGCGGGTCGGCGAGCCAGCGGACGCCAGTCCATGCCATCACGCCCACACCATCCACATCGAGAACCTTGTCGCCATACTTCACAAGCATCCGCTCAGCATTGCCAAGGTCGGTGCGCTCTGCGTCGAGCAGGCACCAGATGTCGGCGGCGGTGATGCCCTCGGCAGCAGAAGCCAGACCCGCGAAAACGCGGTCATCGTGCGCGGCGCGGTCTTCCTCGATATCGCTCACGACCTCATGGCTTGCCTGCGCCTTCTTCGATGCGAGAACATCGGCCTGATCCACCCACCGATGTTTCACAGACTTCTCTCCGAGACCTTCCGTCAGTTCTTCAAACTCACGATCGGACATAAGCGCCACTTGCTCAAAAGAGGTAATCCCGGCATTGCGCAGGGTCTTCTCGACCGCGCCCGTGATGCCGCCGATGTCGGTCAGCTTGTCGTTGTCCTGATCTTCTTCCGGCTCACCCGGATCCACCTCTTCCGGCGCCATAGCCGCAGCCGCATCTACGGCAGCCTTGCGCCAGCCGCCTGTCTTAGCACGCTTCGACAGCCCTTTCTTCACGCCGTCCAGCGCATCGTCGGTTGCCTCGGACAGGTCATGGAAGGTGCGAATGCCTGCAGCCTTGAGCTTATCGTCGAGGGCTGGTCCGATACCCTTGAGGGCGGTCAGGTCGTCTTCATCTTCTGGATCGTCTGCGCACTGCTCTTCATTGCCGTCGGGCGCAGGAGCCTCGGCGCCACCGCCGACGGCCTGCTCGCGGATATTCTGCGCCACTTCTTCATAGCGGGCGACACGGGTGCGGAGGATTTTGATGTGCTTACGCATTTTGAATACCTGTTGTGATAGTGTTTTTGATTGCTGCTCGAAGCAGGTAGTGACGAAGATGGGGCCCGTTCAAACGGATCGGACGAAAATCGCGCCGTTTCCGTCGCAGTGCTCAAGAATGCAGAATGCATGCGGCTTTACGAACGACGGAAGACTTGGGATATCGGTCCCGGCCACGACATGTGTCACTCCAGAAACGCGCACGAGGGCGATGCGCTGGCCCTCGAGGGTCTTACCGACTGAGCGTCGAGCAATCGAATGGCGCTTGGCATAAGTTCCTTCTGCATCAGCCAGGGCGGACTTGTAAGCGATCTGGGTCGTTGTTCCGAGGTAGCTTGGCTTCTTCATCGTCTTGGTCATGTTCATGCTCCGTTCTCATCTGGATTGGAAATTGTTCCTATGACGATCTGAACCAAGCGAGAAAACTAACTTTCTTACAAGCATTTGAAAAACAGACATAAAAACAGGGCGTCTATGACGATATGACGATTGACGGTTTTCCCAGAGAGGTCTCCATGAGGTGTGTGTGTAATTAACTTTTCGGGGTATATGATATTATCGTAATTCCTCCCGCGTACGCGGGGGAAATAAAGGCATATCATACTAAAACTTAATTCTTGCTATGCTTCATGGGAAGGTCTCTGGAAAAACACCGGATCGTCATATCGTCATAGCTGATTGCGAAAAGTTGCCGATTTTCCAGGGACTTCCGGCGTATGACGATTTTCCCGATCGTAATGGATCGTCTTGGATTTCGCTTCTGATCCACTGAAAAGGCCAATCTCCCTCCTGAACAGGAAAGGGAGCAAGGTCAGATGAAAGACATACAGACAGCAGTATCGCGCAACCTTGCGTTGGTCGCGGCATATCTCGACGTTCGATTTGAGTATGCTGCGCCGGTTGTTGTTATGACGAACGCCCAGCCTCACAGACTATCAGACGCATATCTCGCGACGCTCATGGTGGATTATTGCGACAAGGTGCGGTTCTCGGGACCAGTCGTGAAAGAAGCGGCGCGTTGCTTATACCGCTTGGGGTATCGTGTCAGGTTCTTCGAAGGAGAACCAGCGCGAGATCTTCTTGTCGGTCGTGCGCGCGATCTTTCTGCGCATGAGCGGCTGGAGGCCATCGCGCATTTTGCGCGCGCACGTTGCTGACTATCGCTCGCAGACCTCGGCCGCTTGCCAGGTTGCTTCCACTTCAACAACGCCTAAAGCCGATGCTTTCGCGCGGATTGTCTGTGGTCGAGCGCGCATGGTGCAGAGGCCGTCGATGGCGGCTTGCATGGCCTCTACAATTTTATCTTGGATGTCTTCGGCGGAGTAATAAGCAAGCATCGAGGATTGACTGAACTCGCCGTTGATAAACGGTGGCGCGAACTCGATTGGCGGGCCGCCGTCACGTGGGACCGCAAGATATATCGTCACCCCAGGCGCCGGGTTACGCGTATACAGTGAGAACTCGTCGGCGCCAGACAGGCTTGCAGAGGCTTCGTCGGCTGACCAGCCTTGGCTCGACAAGATGTCGACGATCTCGCCCTCAGACATCACGCCCTCGACGTTCCAGGTTCGACTTTCGATACCCTGCTCAATCGCGTGAATGATCTCTTGAGCTGGGGCGGCCGCAAATGATGCCGCAAGCATTGCGACTGCCAGGGAAAATGTCTTGAGCATGAAGATACCTCTCGTTCACGCGAGGAGGCTATCAGGTTTTTCCATTTTTTCGAGTGTGTCGTTTTGGCGGCCATCTTCCGGGGCGTAAATCCCTTAGAGAAACAGACAAACACGGGAGAGTGTTATGAAAGATATGGTGAAACTGAAGCGGGCGGATCTTGAGCAGGTCTTGCGTGATGCGTTGCGTCTTGGGGCGCAGGGACACGGCGTCAAGCATAAGCGCCTGGTCCAGGGATTAATGGAAGAGGCCGATGGGAAGGCAATCCCGATGAATGAGATGGAACGCGAGCGTGGCGAGATCTTCGAGTCCGCAGTCGAGCGCCGCATTTGCTCTCGCATTGGACTTCCACATTGGATCGTGACCGGCGATGTGTCCGGCATCTCAGATCGCGTCGCGCGTCATAGCATCAAGCTGGCGCGGAAAAATGTGAACTCTATATTTGACCGGGCAGAGAGGCAGCTCAAGCCAATTGGAGAGCGCGCCGAAGAGGAGGTCAGCTGCGGCGACGATGACTGCTGTCCGAGTTTGCCGGCGGATATCATTGCCATGACTGAGGCTTCACGCCGATCTCATCTTCTTGATAAAATCACCGGACTGCCAGGCTTTTGTGATTATGAAGAGGAGGGTCTGGATCGCCTTCACTCACTCACAACCGCCCAGCTCGAGCAAGTCATCCGCCTCGCCAAGCCCTGACCCACAGACCCCGGCCACCGCGCCGGGGTTTTTCTTTGACCGAACCGCGCATTTAGGACCGATATTCAACACAGTAAGCCCCTGGGGACCCTGGACCCCCGGGGTGTTGTTATGCAGGGGGGCGAGTGGCCGTTATTTTCCTCTGTGAACAAATTTTAGAAACGCGTTTCGGTTCGCATTGACGGCAATCCGCAAACCAATGGCAAGCAAATAACCCAATGAAAGCAAGGCTTAGGCAAGGTGTCATCTAAAGACGAAGAAGCGACGAAACCGAAGCTCCTCTGGGGCACGCAGGACATGGCTGCGTTTCTCGGTGTGAGCGATCGTCGCCTGCAGCAACTTGTCGATGAGGGCGTTGCGGTTCGTGAAGCCAGGGGGAAATACAATGCCCTTGAAACGATCTCTAACTACCTGGCGCTTATGCGAGATGGTGGTGGCGGAGAGGTGGTCGATGACAAGGCCGCGCTTGTAAAAGAGCAAAGGCGCTGGACAAAGATCCGGGCCGACAAGGATGCCGCTGCCCTGGCTATTCTGCACGGCGAGATCGTGATGATCGAAGACGCCTGTGCTCTTCTGGCTGAAGAGGCCGGATCCGTTCGGGCGGCGCTCGAGGGCGAAGAGAACCAGCTTGTCGACAAGTTTTCCGGAAGGATACTTGAGCCCGCAGAAGTTGCCATCGAATTGAGAGCGTCGCGCGAGAGAGCGTTCAAGCACGTCACACTCGACACGGATAATCCGCGTCGCCCGGTCACGAAAGAAGTTCCGCAAGAGTTCCTCAATGACGATACAGACATCGAGCACCCAGTTCCGGGAGGCGATGCGGAATAACGCCCGAGGTAGGTTCCGCGACGTCACCAGGAAGCTTTTCGCCGCTCCCCTGCAGATGACAGGGAGCGAGTATGCCGACGAATTCGGCGTGCTTATTGATGGCGGCAAGGTGCAAAAGTGGAGGACATACCCTCTCCAGAAAGAGATACTCGACGCGTTCGCTGACACGACGATTCCAGAGGTTGCGGTGATGAAGTCGGCGCGGATGGGGATCTCCGAATGCTTGAACCACGAGGTCCAGCGCCGCATTCATATTGAGCCGTGCGCGATCGGCATGTATCGCCCGAAGGAGGCGGACGCTGAGCGCTATATGGAGAAGCGCTTCGATCCAAGGTCGCGTGCCGTTCCTGAGGTCAAGGAGCTTCTGTTCCTGTCATCTTCTGGCAAGAGGAAAGAAAAACGGACCGAGCGCGCATTCAGGAACGGCGCCTCGCTAATGGTTCTCGGTGCCGAGTCCGAAGATAACTTTCGGGATCACACGCTCAAGTTTATTGCGTTGGACGAACTCGACGCCTTGGGATTCGCGCCCACGAAAGGCGGCGGCAACAAGTACGACATGGCACGCCGCCGTGGATATCAGTTCTGGGACTCGAAGGTTGTTGCGATCTCGACTCCGAAGGCGCCGGCAGAGGAGGGCGGTCGGATCCATGCTCTATTCCTCGAGAGCGATCAGCGGCACTACTATGTCCCGTGTCCACATTGTGGCCATGAGTTCACGCCGGTCTGGGGAGATGCCGAAAATCCTGGCGGAATGAAATGGGATGACGCTGATCCCACGAAAGTTTGGTATGAGTGCCCCGAGAATGGCTGCGTGATCGAGCACCACGATAAGAAGGGAATGGTGGAGCGCGGCCGATGGGTCCCTCACAAGCCTGAGGTCAAGAGTCGTCGCGGATACTACCTGAACCAGATCATCTCCTTTGCTCCAAAAGCATCCTGGCAAGCGATGGTGGCGGAGTGGTTGGAGGCGTGCCGAACAGGCGCGGCGCAGATCCAGTCTTTCAAGAACGAGGTTCTGGGACTTCCATTCAGCACCGCCGCCGCCACAGAGACCGCAGACGAAGAGACCCTCTATCAAGCGGTGACGGACCTTGGCGATGCCGAGGTTCCGGCATGGGCGAAGGCCTTGGTGTGGGGTGTCGACCGGCAGAAGGGCGGCGCCGATTGGAGCGAGTCATATCTCGAAGCTGCGCTATGGGCTTTTGGTCCTGGTCGCCGGCCCTTTCAGGTTGGGCATTGGGTGCTCGATGAGTTTCCGCAGACCGATAGACGATGCTGGGATGAGCTTGAGAGACTTGCAACCAGGACGTTCATTGACACGAATGGAAGGCCGCGCAAAGCGGACGGCTTGGGCATCGACCATAACGGTGGGCTTACCCAGACCGTGAACGACTGGGTGCGGCGTATGCGCAAGATCCCCGGCCGGAAGTATTGGTTTGCTTTGAATGGCGAGTCGAAGGGAAACGGTAAGCGCGGGAAATCCATCTGGCCCCGCACCTCATCGAAGCGCGGGGAGTTCCTCTACACTGTCGATGTTGACCTGGCTAAGGACGAGATTGCGGAGTGGTTGTCGTCCGGTTTTATCGAGTTCAATTCCAACTCGATCGAGGGTTCTGTCTGTCTTTCTGATGCGGATGAGTTGGAGCGTTTCGTGAAACGAATGCTCTCAGAAAAGCGGTATCCCGTCCCTGGCGGCGGGACGAAATGGGTGGGTCCGAAAGGAAGGGGCCGCGATGGCAATGAGCCTTTCGATTGCTTCGTGTATGCAACGATCTTGACATACGCGATGGAAAACCTCCCAGGCGGGCTTCGCTGGCGCCGGGCATTTGCTCCAGACAATCGCCTTCCTTCTTCCCCTGATCAGGAAGATGCGTCCCTCTCAGAACGTGCTGCAGCTACGGCGCCGCGTGAGCAATCTGAGACTGCGTCCACTCAAGAGCCAGCCAAGACGACAGCTCCTAAGCCGGGGCTCATAAGAATCAGCAGGTTCTAACGAACGAACAGCCAGGGCGGGACCGATATTCCAAGAGAACCCAAGGAGTATCCCGCCCGTGGCTGTCTACGATTCCCAGAGCTTCACCCTCGAAGACTTGCGCGCAATGCGGAAGCGCATCCTGGAGCAGCGTGCTAAGGGTGTCTCGTCCTGGTCCTACAACGGGCAGTCTTTCACATACAGCTCGCCCGACGCGATGATGCGTGTTGCCGACGAGATCACTCGAGAGATCCGTCACCGCATGGCCGACGATCTTGGACTCCAACCAGTGGATTTGAATGGGCCGATTATCACGCGGCCCCTGGCAGGAAGTTGACATGAAAGAAGCAATCTCTGAGGCCGCACCGACGGAAACCAAGCGCGCCCCGGGCGTGCGTCAGAATGTGTCTTATATTCCGGCCGTTCACAACGCGGCGGATCTCGTGCGCGAGGCGCGCATGGATTACAGCTTTGGGGAAATCCTTCGAGATCGAAACGATATTCCGACAGGATCGGGCGAGGCTATCGTCTCCGCACTGACACGTGCCCATCCGCAGATCACGCGCATGGTTCGATACGCCACGCGGATGAACGGTCTGGCTGCGCGTCCTGGCGATGTCACGGCTACAATGGTCATCGGCAAAGGGATGGCGCCGGCGTGCCAGGATGAGAAACTCATGCGACTCTACAATCGCTGGGCAAAGCGGTGTGGGGCTGAAGGTCTCGGCGATATGCGTTTCGTCCAGGAGCTTGCCTGGCGCGAGTATTTCAACGTCGGTGAGTGCTTCGTTTACATGAGGCGCCGTCGCCAAAGCGGTGGCCAGGATCTTCCTGTTGGCCTTCAGCTTCAAGTTATGCCGACAGAAATGGTGCCTACTGAGCTGCCTTTCCTGACCGGCGACAACATCCGCGCCGGTCAAGTCCTGAGCAATCTCCGCGAGACAACCGCCTACTATGTCTACAAGCATCACCCGGGCGACAGATCGAACCTGGTGGCAGCATCCGCGAAAGAGGTGGTTCGCGTTTCATCGAGACTGATCCTGCATGTCATGCGTCAGCGCGAAGCTGGCGCACTGCGCGGTGAAAGCGCACTTGCCCGGTCCTTGGTCGATATTCACGATTTCAAGAAATACCTGAATGCTGAGATGGTCAGGAAGATCCTTTCGGCGAACATCGCGTATTGGGTGGAGCTTCCAGATCTCACAGAGGAGGAGAAGGAGCGTCTCGCAGACGTATTCTTCGATCCTTCGAGCGGAAAATACGTCGACAGCGACGGCAATGAGGTCGAGCCTCCGAAGAAGAACACCGTAGAGGCACCCAAAGAGGGGTCTGTTGCGTCGCTACCGCCGGGCGCCAAGATCAACATGACTGCGCCGGCGGAGTCGGGAAACAGCTTTAGCCCTTTCCTGCGTCAGATTGCTCTGCAGCTCTCCGCGTCTCTCAACATCCCCGTCGAGTATCTCCTGCTCGACATGGCGGGCGTCCAGGACCGGATCTACAAGGGCATCAGTCAGCAGTTCGAGCGTCAGGTTGAAATGTGGCGCGCAGACTTCGCGGCCATGTTCCTCAATCCGGTTTGGAATGCGTTCGTCAAACTTGCGGTGGAAGAGGGCAAGTGGACGCCACCTGAAGGCACGACATTGGAGGATTGGCTCGATGTCGATTGGGTCGGTCAACCGTTCCCCAATCTTCACCGCGCACAGGAGGTCTCCTCCTGGCAGGAGGAGGTCGAGGCGGGCTTCTGCACACGCTCCGACATTATCCGCCGACAAGGCGATGACCCCGAACGCGTCCGGAAAGAGCGTCTCGCAGATCTCGTGTCGGATATCCGTGCGGGTTTGTCCGAGCCTCCAATGCATTGGACGGACGAAGATGTCGCCGAGAATGTTGGATGGGATCAAGCCAAAATCGACGCCTGGCGAAAACGCAGCCGTCCGACAGTCTCAGCTACCCGATAAAATCGAAGATTAATCGAACGAACCGCCAATGCGGGACCGATATTCCCCACAGAAAGGATTTACTGATGGCTAAAGAGATCACAACTCCGGATCCCGTCGCGCTCTACGCAACTCAAGCAGTGCGCAGGGTTGGCTCCGTCGTTGCAGACATGAGCGAGGATATCCCGACTATCCGGATCTCTGGTCCGATGTATTCCGACATGCAGGGCTCTTCGAGAGACTTCATGGAAGCTCATGACAGTCTGAAATCGCTTGGCGCAAAAGAAGCTCGCCTGGAGATCAACTCCGGCGGCGGATCCATCACTGAGGGCATTGCGATCTACGATGCAATCGCTGCCTCGGACATTGAGTTCGACTGCTTCATCTTCGGGATCTGCGCCAGCGCCGCCACTCTTCCCGCGATGTCTTGCCGGTCGATCACTATCGCAAAGAACGCCAGACTTATGATCCACGAGGCTCGCTCTGGATCATACGGAACCGCTGACGATCTCGAAGAGGTCGCGGCTTGGCTGCGTCGGATGAACGACACTGCGATCGCCGCATATGTCGCACGCACCGGGCGCACGGAAGAGGATATCCGAGCCTTGGCAAAAGAAGAGACCTGGTATCACAGCGGCCAGGATGCCGTAGATGCAGGCTTCGCCGATCGGGTTCTCGATGTCGAGGCCGTCGCAGAGGTCTCCGAGGCCGAGCTCCGCGCGTTCGACAACGCCCCGGAAGATCTTCGTGAGGCGGTGGTTGCTGCCGATGAGGGTGCTTCGGACGCCGATACTCAGGACGATACCGTTTCTGATGATGAAGGAGCCGGAGGCGATGATACTTCCGCTTCGGAGGTGAACGCGGACGATGACGCAAATGGCGACGCTCCTGAAGGCGAAGGCAGCACCGCCCCCGATGCAGATGCAAACGCAAACGAGAACAACGGCGATCCCCTGATCGCCGACATGAATGCCGACTCTGGAGAGGAGTCGGTTGTGACTGCCCGCCCAGCCGAGCCGGCGCAGTCTCAAGATGCGAAAGGCCCGTCCCCCTGGGGGCAGCGGATCGCCGAAATGAACGCCGGATTCGGCAAATTCTAAGAGGATAAGATATGTTCAACGCTGACGACTGGACCCTCCAGACACTGACTGCGGGCGTCAACAAGACCCCCTTCGTCGAAACCACCCTTTCGCGGTTCTTCCGCACGGGTCGCCTTCGCACGACCACGGCAATGATCGAGCGCGGCTCGACCGGTCTCGAGCTGATCGACCCGGTTGCCCGCGGCACTGTCCCGGCCGCAACCTCGAACGCCGGTCTTTCCCGCGCCCAGTTCACGATCTCCAGCGTCAAGCTGGCTGATGTTGTGAACATCACCGCAGACAAGGTCCAGGACCTTCGTGCGTTTGGTGAAGAAGACATCGCCGAGACTTACCAGACCGTTCTCGACCAAGAGACCGGGACTGTTCGCCGTTGGATCGAAAACACGCACGAGAACCTCCGCTTCGGCACCGTAAAGGGTGTTCAGTATGCAAAGGATGGCGTGACCGAGATCTTCAACTTCTACACAGCCGCCGGTGTTGCTGCTCCTGCTGATGTGGACATCAACTTCTCGACCGCCTCGCGGGCCGAGTTGATGGATTTCTACGCCGACCATGAAGACCACGTTCGCACGGGTCTTGGTGCTGATGCAGATGCTGCCCAGGCCGTGATGTATATCTACGGCAAGCGCGCATGGCGCCGCTTCCGCACCTCCGATCCGGTTGCTGAGCTCTATGAGCGCTACCAGGACGGTTCCGTGAACCGCGAAGGCGCTCTTGGCCAGCGTCGGCCCTTCGAGCTCTTCGATGCGATGCACATGCCCTACTACGGCGCGAGCATCGGTGAAGACGAATGGCGTGCTGTTCCTGTCGGTGTTCCGAACCTGTTCAAGACGGACTTCACTCCGCTCGACAACCCGGAGACGGCAAACACCCTCGGCGTTCCGCTCTACGCGACGCCAGAACGCGCTGAGTTCGGCAAGGGCTACAAGGTCGAACTGGCCTCTCTGCCCATCCACTATGTCACGCGCCCTGAGTGCTTGATCGGTGGGTCGAACATCGAGCCGGTCTAAGGCCCGACCCTTGACCCCGCCAACAGCCCCGCCCCATCACCGGGGCGGGGTTTTTCTTTGGAGCCCTGGATGACCATCGCTGAAGACTTTCTCGACGCCATGTGCCCCGTTTCCGCGACATACTCGCGGGGCGTGGATACGGCCGATCTGCGCGTCGCAATCCAGGAATCCGACAAGGCATTTCGTACCAGCCGGCGTGACCAGCTCATCGCGTCGGATTGCTCAGGCGTCATCCTGAAAAACGCCTTGGTGCGCCGCGGTGGCCGCCTGACGCTGACGGATGGCACGGAATACCGCATCGACCGGGTGATGAATAGCGGCGTGCCTGGCCTGTCAGACCTCGCCCTGGTGCGCCTGAACGGCGTCGCCATGCCGGTCTATGACGCGAGCCAGGAAATCCCGCTTGATGCAACGGTGACGCTCGATGGGGTCGAGATCCCCGCGCATGTGAACCCGTCCGTGGAGGTCGAAGAGATCGGCGATGACGGCAGCCGTGTGGTCGTATCCAGGATCATGGTCGCCATCCGCGCCACAGATGCTACAGGCGCGAAGCCAGGATCTGTGGTTGTTGTCGACGGCGAGGCCAGGCGCGCCGCCAGGGTGATGAACGACGGCCTGGGAATGGTGAAGGTGCTGGTATGAGTTTGAAGGGGTGGGATCCGAACATCTTCGTGAAAGACTATGAGCGCGACTTGCTCAATGCGCGCAAGCGTGCCGGCCGAAAAGTCGGACGAAAGATTGCGACAAAGGCCAAGCGCGCACTGGGCGGCGTTGATCGTGTCCGCAAGAAGCAGATCAAGCCTAAAGTCGCCCGCAAGACCGGCAGCCTGATCATGAAAGACTCAGGCCCCGACGCCCGAGTTCGTGAATACGGCGCCGAGATTAAGGCCAAAAACGGCGGCATGCTCAGGATCGACTTCGATTCCGGGACCCGGGGCCAGGAGGGCTCTTTTATCGCTCCTGGCAGTGATGGCGCACCCCTTATTTACACCGGCGAAGGCGACGATGCCCGACCGATCGCAATACTGAAAAAGCGCGTCAAGCGCCGCGCGGTCTCAAAATCCAAGCGCCTTTCCGACATCGCCGAGGATCACTTCGACGATTACCTGGATCAGATTGAAGAGGAAATTTCCAATGGTTGATGCAGCAGATGCCGTGGTCGATGAAGTCGTTTCGATTGCGCAGAGCCTCGGTCTGCCGGTCGAGACCGACAAGCCTTATGACTTCGATGAAGACGAGCTGCCTCTGGTGATCGTTCACACGCAAGATGAAGAGCTGATCGACGAAGAGGGCATGCCGCGCGAAGCCTGGGATGTGACTTGGCGGATTGCGCCAGTGGTCGAGGTTTGGGTGCGCGCCGATGATCCTCTCACTATCCGTTCGACGCTCTCTGGGCACTGGTCGACCCTGCGCTCTGCCATTCGAGAGAGCAATATTCTCGCCCTGGTGCGCGGTGGATCCCGTCCTGGCCTGGTGAAGAAGAAAGAAGAGATCGACGGTCGCCCCGGCATCGCTGGCTTCTCTGTTGAAATCGAGTGCGAGATCGAACGGGACTGATTATGGTGGGGTGATCGGAGTCAATAGCGCCATGAGGTACTGTTTTGCCAGATCACTTCTACTTGTCTGAGTTCGACCCGGCGCGACACAGATCCTTTGATTACGTATCCGCCTCAAACGATTGGGTGCCTTGGGTTTCAGCGAGCATTCCAGGCAGTCTTGATTTACAGGTCAGACGAAGGATTGAGTCAAACCTGAAGCACATACTCGCCGGACTTGAGATGAAGGCCGGACTGATTATCCCGCACGGAGAGAGGCTGGCGGGCCGCGAGGTCTTGTATGAGCCCTACTTCCAGTCTCTGATCTTCGAATTTTGCGTCGGGGTTTATTCTGTTTGCGAGGGGATCGGATCTGCGCATCATCTGCATAACATAGGAGACGATGGCAGCGCTGGTCCAAGGGTCTCAAGAGCGCGCTGGACGGATGCACTGGTTGCTGAATATGACCCCGCAGACGTTCTCAGTCTTAGGGAAAGAGTTGAAATCGTCCAAGACAAGCGCGATCGACTACATCAGGATAGTCTCGGCGCCAGGGATGACATTGACTGGCACTCTTTCGGATATGCCCAAGCTTTCGTCCCGGCTCGACAGGCGCTCCAGCCGCTGCTCCAAGCCGAAATCGGCGACGTTCCCGCTACGACAAACTTGCTGATACGGTAGGTTTGATCGAACGGGACTGACCTGGAGGACCGATATTCCCACTAACGAACTGGGAGTATCGGCATGAGTCTCAAGGACATCAAGAACATCAGGAATTTTTCCGGTGAGGGCTTCTTCGAGCTCACCGGAGCCAGCGAATACATCACGCTGGGATCGACAGAGAGCATCAATGTGAACCACGATGTGACTCGCGAAGACATCACCGTTTCGGAGTCCGGCATCGAGGTTGTCGGCGATACAGATGTGACTTCGCAGAAAGCGACGGGTTCGATGGTTCTGCGCGAGACCGCCGCGCGGAATGTAGCATATGCAATGATGGCGCAGCGCGGCGAGCTGACACAATCCGCCGAGGCCGGCCTGACGCTTTCCGGTGCAGCTGGAGTTGGGTCCACCTACGACCTGGATCGTCTCGATATCTCGATCACCTCGATCACGGACGGCACCGACCCTCTGGTCGAAGGCACGGACTATGAGCTCGATGCCGAGGCCGGCATCCTGACCTTCCTGACCGCGCAGCCCACCTTCGATGTCGTCTATGAGTGTGCAGCGATCGCATCCGGCGACAACCAATCGGTGATGAACGCATTCTCTGCCGCCGAGGGCATTGAGGGTCGCTTGATGGTAATCCAACGCCAGCCGCGTGGCGAAAAGCGTTACAAGTATACCGCGAAAATCCGCATCTACCCAGATGGCGCGCTGACGCTTCACGCGAGCGGATCCGAAAAGGCAACCGTTCCCGTCTCGTTCGATGTCATCCAGGACGACAGCAAGCCGAAGGGTAAGCGCTTCGGGATCCTCCAGGAGGTCAAGAACGGATGAAGCTTTCTGAAGCAGTAAAAATCGCGCCATCGAGCGTTCCGGTCGCGACAATTCCATGGCGAGATCAGCTTCTCGACGTATTCGCACCGACCGGTGCCGACCTGTGCTGGCTCCTGTCCAAGTCCCAGGCATTCGGTGACGCGCTCGAAAGTGCCGCTGATTCCCGAATTTCCAGCTTGCTCGCAGCGGTATCAGAATCTGGTCCGGAGATCTTGGAGAAGCTCTTGACGATCGCCACCGGCGAAGACGTCGACACTGTGCGCACCGCGCATTTCAGTCTCGAAGAGCAAGTCGATATCCTGACGGCCCTGTTCGAGAACGGCGTCCCTGAGGTGTTGCGGGGAAAGCTCCTGGCCGTCGTGGCCGATTGGCTGGAGACGGCGGCGGAGACCCTGGACGAAGCCGGGGAGTCGTCGGAGCCTGGCTGACAATATTCGACGGACTCATTCGTCGAAACCACAATCCCTACGCCATGACGTTGCATCAGTGCCTGGCGTTTTATGAAGAAGGCCAGGCGGATCAGTTGAGACAGTGGCGTATGCAGGCACACATCGCCCGCGCTTCTCATGCCACGAATGAAAGCTTCGATCGCTTCATCGAAAGCTTTGATCCGGATACCGACACGCAAGAAGACGAAATCCCGACAATAGATTTTTCCAAAATGGACTGACGAAATGGCCAGAAAAAAGCCCCTTGTTGTAGCCTTCGTGTCGGATGTTGCCGGGGCGATAAAGGGTGCCAGGAAGCTTTCGGGCGAGGTCGAGAAGGTCGGTCCTGCGTCCGAGGAGGCCAGCAAGGAGTCAGAAAAGGCCCTGCGGAGCCTTGGTGTAAAGTCCGAGAGCGTCGCGAACAAGCAGATCGCCAGGCTTCGGGATCAATTCGAGACTGTAAAAAACTCCGGGGTCGCGTCTGCCGAGGAAATCGCGCGGGCACAGAAGACCATGGAGACAAAAATCGAGCGCATCAACAAGTCGATTGGGCGCTCGACGGAAGACACATTTAAGGGCGTCACAGGACGTGTGAAGAAGATGCTCAAGGGCATCAACATTTCGGCATCGGATGTCCTGCGCGTCGGATCCCGCGGTGCACTTATCGGAGCTGGGCTGGCAGCAGGTGCCGGGGCGGCCGCATTTGCCAGCATCTCCAATAGCGCAGACTTCGCAGACCAACTCAGGAAAGCATCCCGGCGGTCGAATGTTGCCACGGAAGAGCTTTCCGGCCTGACATTCGCGGCTGAGCAGTCAGGTGTGGGTTTCGAGGTTCTGCTGCGTTCCCTCAAGAACATCGACGTGAATATGCGCAAGAAGCCCGATCAGTTCGAGAAACTGGGCGTTGCGGTGCGCGATGCTGGCGGAGAAAGCCGTAGAACGATCGAGGTTTTTACGGATGTGATTGAGGCTCTGCGCGTTATGGAGGATCGCGGCCTTGCGACGGCATCTGCAGCGGAAATTCTCGGCGCAAAAGCCGGACCAGATCTCGCGACCCTGATCTCTATTGGGAAAAAGGGTATCGAAGACTACGAGGAGTCCGCAAGGCGCTTCGGTATCGTCGTTACTGACGATGTTGGCGAGGCTGCTGAGCGCTTCAACGACCGACTGGATGACTTGAACCAGCGCTTTCGTGGCCTTCGTCTTGAAGCAAGTGCGCCGTTTTTCGATGCTTTTGCCAAATCCTTCGATGGAATTGGAAAATTCATCGACGAAAATCGCGACAAAATGGTCGGATTTGCAAAAGTTATTTCTGACGGACTCCTGTCGGTGGTCGAAGACCTTGTCGCAATTCTGGAGGGAAGAGGCGGGGACGTTCAAAACAAGTGGATTCTTGAACTCGTTGAGGGCGCTAAGACAGTTGGAAAAGTCTTCACGGATGTCTTGATTCCGGCTGCTGAATTGCTTCTTAAGCTTGTCGAAAAAATTTCTGACCGCATGTCTGAACGCGGCCCTATTAATCGTCTCGCTTCAATGACGCCGTTCGGTTTTCTTGTACCGAAAGTTGGCGGAGATGCTGCAGATAGCGCTCGAAACGTCCCGCTCACACGTCAAATCGAGGCAGCCGCGGGCGGGCGCCCGATCAACATCAATCTCGACGGTCAAACTTACCCGATGACTGCATCTGAAGACGTCGCAATCTCACTTGAGCGCGACCAACGCCTTCGCGGACGCACATCGCCCACTGGCGCACCGAGGAATAACCGATGAGCTTTCAGACTCAACTCCGCATCTTTCGCAGAAATGGCTTGGAAATCCCTTTTCCGCCGGGTTCATACCGATGGGCTGATATCTCGACGCGCCCGATTCCGTCGGCATCGAAGACGGCCCGCACGATCGACGGCCGCCTGATTTCATTGGGTGATCCCGCGTTCCGTCAACTTGAAGTCACGGTTTCGGTATCCGACCAGGTAGCTCCGGCCCTGGATAACCTCTGGGAAGGCGACGAGCTGACGATCCACAGCCCGGATTACAAGACAGAAGCGGGCGGCGTGCTCACACTCTCCAGGGAGCCCGTTCCAGGGACGATTACCGCACACGCCGCAGACGGCACTGTCCTGGCGTCTCCCGAAAGCCGCACTGTCAATGTGCCGGGTGCGGTGTATGTCCGGTATCGTCCGATTTTCGGTGTCAAAGTCACCGCGCCACTGGACAAGCGCTCGACTGAAGGCAAGGCCCGGGTCTCCTGGACCCTGGTCTGTGAAGAAGATGAGGCGGTGGAGATTGTGGAGCCGGGTGAGCCTGGCGGCACAGATCCAAACCCGCTCCCCGACGATCTTGTCGAAGCAACCGGCGGGGTGGTCACGGACTATACGGACGAAGAGGGTTTGCGATGGCGTCTGCACGAGTTTCTGTCGAGCGGCCTGTTTACTGTGTCCGCCCGCGGCCGTGTCCAGGCTCTTGTCGCTGGCGCTGGCGGCGGTGGTGGTCATAACAACGGCGGCGACCTTCCTGGCTCCGGACCCGGGGCAGGCGGACTTTTTCTCGCAGAATTCGACGTTGAAGTCGGCTTCCATGCTGTTGAAATCGGCGCCGGCGGGGCTCCAGCTGTCGGCGGTTCGAGCTCGACGAATGTTTCGAACGGGTCCCAGGGTTCCGCCTCGAAATTCCACGGAATCGAAGCTCCTGGCGGCGGAGGCGGGCGCGGCGTCACGACAGCGAACGGATGGCCGGACGGCGGGTCCGGCGCTGGTCAAGTCAGAGATATTTTCGGCCCGGTCGGCCTCGGAAAGCCTTATTACGGGCATGGAGGCGGTACAGGCGGTCAAGACGGAGACTCTGACAAGCGAGCAACCGGCGGCGGCGGCGGTGCCGGGAGTCGAGGTGGAAATGGCGCACCCGGTGTAAAATCCGGTGACGCCGGCACCGGCGTCGACATGGGTTGGTTTTTCGGAGAAGAAAGCCGAATTTTGTGTGCCGGCGCTGCGGGCGGCGAAAATTCAAGCAGCCCCGGTGCAGCAGCCGGCCAGCCAGCCACAGGCGGCTCGCTCCCCGGACAAAACGGTGCACAGAACACCGGCAACGCAGGTGGCGCATGCGGCGGGACCTCGAATCCGCAGGGCGGCGCTGGGGCCTCCGGCATCGTCGCTATACGCTATCGAATTCCAGCAGAGTGAGAATTGAAATGTCAAATTTTGCAGAGCTCTCTGACACTTCACATGTCCTTCGAGTCGTCAGCGTTCCGGATGACCAGGAGCACCGCGGCCAGGACTTCCTCGCGACTGACCTCGGCCTCGGCGGAACATGGGTGCAGACGTCATACAGCGGAAATATCCGCAATAAATTCGCCGGAATCGGAGATTTCTACGACGCAGATCTCGACATCTTCGCCTCACCCGCGCCGGCTCCCGATTACACGCTAAATGCCGGCGGAACCTGGTCACCACCGCCTGCACCCGCCGGCCAGGGCTGGGCGATTCCGGAGGGTGAGACGGCATGGCATCTCGATATCAACTTGGCCGACGCCATCGCGCTCGATGAGCTTGATGGAGTCGGTCCAACGGTTGCGCATGCCATCATTTCAGAACGCGATATCGCGGGACTATTTGCATCCTTGGAAGACCTCGCGGCCCGCGTCGATGGCATCGGCACGGCCACGACAGACAACTGGACAAACGCTTTCGCAGGAGCCGCTGAATGACCCTTTACGTCGCTGTCGTCCCAGACACAGATACATTCGATCCGGTCACCCACGCTCGGTTCGATCTTGATGTGTTGCAGCTAACCATGTCGCATCGAGACAATCGCCTGGCTCAGGTGTCTCTTGAAGTCAGCAATCCTCGCACGCCGCTTTCCAGCCTGATTGATGCCCGGGTATTCCTTTCAGACGCCGACGGCCTGGTCTTTTCTGGCCGTTTCTCATATGTGCCCCGCGGCGCCGTGGGCGATACCGTTACGCTCGAAGCCATTGCCAGGGAAGATGATATCGACGGACAGATCGCAAGCCTCACCGAAAGCCTGAAGGTGGCCCCATTCTACGACTCCCTTTTCGTGCCGATCGGGGCAGAGGATGACCCCGCCGAGGTTCTGGCTGGATATCCCCGCACGCTCGCATACAGCCGCACAGGTGGTGGCGTGGCGGCGGTCGATGCACTTTCCGGCGCGACCACGCTGGAACTGAAGCCGCTTACCGACAGCATCAGATATGATGTCGAGCCCGTCGCGAAGTCCTACGGCGTCAATCTCACCGTCGCCTGGCGTCAGCTCATCAAGCAGACGATTTCTGATCCGTCCTGGACGCGTGACCTCTCTACCATGACACCCGAGGGCCTGATTTCCGCCTGGCCCACCCTCGGCCAGGTCATCGGCACAGGTTTCCGGGTTTCCGAGTCCAGCATCGCCGAGGAACTCGATGCCTTCGACCGCCCGCAGCGTGAGCAGGTCGAGCGCATCGAAGCCGTTTCCTCGGATGAACTCGACCCCGCGTGGATCGACGCCGGCGAGTTCCGCAGGATCGCAGAAATCGCGCCCATGACAGCTTCTCTCGCCTTCACATACTCCGGCGAGGTTTCCAGAGTTCAGACCGCATCTTTCAAGCTTCCTGCCGGACTTCAGGATGGCGCGACTCTCGATGAGGAAGAGATCGAGGATATCACTCTCAACGACATCTCCCGAAGCGATGCGCCGGCCTGGAATCCGGGCACAGACTACGAAGAGGGCGATGAGGTTGTCGATGGAGGCAGTCTTTATCGTTCGCGGCGAGATCATACATCCCTCCAGGAGAGAACACCCGCTGACTGGGTTCTGATCGGCGACGCAGCCTCAATCGACTCCAGGCGCACATTTTCTTTCTTCTCTACGGCCCGCGGACAGGCGGCCCTGGATCACGCGCTGGAGCGTGTCCGGGCCCGCGCCAGGATTGCCTCCCGCTGCGTGCGCGTGAGTTTTGAGGCACGCATGCCTGACCCGCACAGCGTCACGGAAGACTGCCAGGTCACGCTCGCGCATCCGAAGATCCCGGGTGGCACGATCACGGGCCGTCTGGTCGAATACACGCTGGAATGGTCTGGTGAAAACAGATTCACAATTCGCGGCACGATCGCGGCGTGTCCTGGAAATGGCGGCACAGACGATGCGTCACTGGACATCGACACCAGCGGCGCGCCATCAACTGGTGCCAGGGCAAGCGTCCAGATCAAAAACAAAGGCCCGGAGCAGCAAGCGGCATTCGACGCCGGGACCGATATTCCAGAGACAAGCATCGACATCAAAACGACGCCGGCGCCGGCTGTTGAGCTCGAACATGAGATCACCGTCACGCCGTCCGGCACCATCGCAATACCAGATCAGGCCACCGTATGAGCTATGAACGCCGCATCGCCAGCCAGGGACTCAAGCCCCTGGATGGATTTCGTCCCGAGCCTGCAGGAGATCGTGAGGCCGGATCCATGATCCGCGCGGCGGGTCCGGCGGGTGAAGACAAGCGCGGGCACAAAAGTCTCGATCAGGCAATGCACCATCTCCTGGAGCTTCGGACACGTTCTGAAACCGCCCGATATTCGGATGCTGGCACGATCCAGACAGGCGAATACAGCGTCTATACCCTGCGCGCTGACGGCACACTCGACATCGTTTTGGAAAAGCCCCCTGCGCCGCCCGAAATCCAGCGCTTGAGCGACGGCACATACCGACATCGAGCATGGCGCGTGACAGCCCTGGTATTCTCGGCCAGCGACAGCACGGTGACGTGGCCCTCGAATGTGAAATGGGGACGCGTCGGATATGAACTTTCCGGCGATCCGGCGACGCTTTCCGAGATGCCTGGGCCGCCGGAAAATCCGCGGCCCGCAGGAACGGCGGATTTGTTCGAGCTGGTCTATTTCGAGCGCACCGGTGAATGGTGGGCAAATGTTGTGGCGGCTGGCGTTGAGTCGTCCGACCCCCTCAATCCCGACGAAGACCCGAATGCGCCGGACCAGACTCCAGAAGATCCCGGCGATGAAGGCACGGATCCGTCAGAGACGCCGGATCACAGCTACACAGATCCAGTCACCGGCGACCCTCTCACGCCCGTTCAACCGCCAGCTACGGATGGCGAGATCCTGGCACTTCACAGCGGTGCAATCTCAAGAACGAATGACGGCGGCCACACATGGAGACGGCTCTCCAGTCCAGATTCACCATACAATTTCTCGACTCTGAAGGGGCAAGGAACTCTTGTCTCAACAGTCAGCGGAAAGGCGCTATTCTCAAGCAATCTCATCAATTTCACAGAGCTTGCATTTCCGACTGAATATTTCTCGGAGATCACACTCGAAAACGGCGATTTTGAATCCGGCGATTTGACGGGATGGAATGTCACAGAAGGATCCGATCCGCTTGTGCTCGACACAGTATCGCCGGCGCAGCGCGGCGGCACGTACTATCTCGCTTCTGATCAGGAATCCGCAGACAGCGCATTCTCTGTCGAGCAGTCTGTGTCAGTGCCATCAGAGAGCAATACGATTCAAGTATCCGCGGATGTGCTCGCTGAAAGCGGACTCGCGAGAATCGAGTTTCTCCGCGCTTCAGTGCTGCCGTCTCTCAACTCTGAGGCGGATTGGAGCGGCAGCATCATTTCCGGATACGCGACGGCACAAGATGGATCGTCTCTCGATCTCGAAGTCGAGTCCGGTGGCATGGACGGCATCGGTCAAAACGGTAACGGCGGTCAAAAAACCGTCGCATTGAAATATCAAAACGGTGATCTTTACGATCGTCCTTGGATCCTCGTTTTGAGAGATATTGACGCGCATGAGACGGTGACTTTCGATGCAGAGGATTTTGTCGAGCTGCGAAAAATGGACGGATCCGATGCATTTGCGAATGTCGGCACTTTTGCGATTGTCGGTGCAAACTCAGAAAACAATGACTGCGGGGTCGTTTTGAAAAACGGTCGCGTGACGCTTGAGCTTGACCTTCTTCTGTCTGCTGTCGATTTTTCTTCTTCGCCCGTTCTCGCTGAATTCTTCAATGAAAGCGGCCCATCCAGAGAAACGATTACGTCTACGACTTGGGGCACGAACGACTGGGCGCGACGATCTGTCTCTGCAAACCTCGAAGGCAATTTTGAGGATCTGGTTGTGCGACTGTCGGGCGATGGGTCTGAGTCAGTCGTGTATTTCGACAATGTTTCTGCCGGTGTTTATTCAAGCAGAGATGAGACCGTTTCTGTCGTTGCGAGAGATCTCATTAACCGTCAGCATTTCGTCGCGACAGCATCAAGCATCCATGTCGTAAAGAACGGTGTGTCGGATTACATAGCGCCGATTCCTTTCAAGCCGCTTTTTATGGCCGTGCATGCAGGAAATGTTGTGATCGCAGACACGCAGAAAATCGGCATTTCGGCGAATGCAGGACTTTCTTTTAGCGTTGTCGAAAAGCCTGGCGTCGCGCAGGTTCTCGCAAATCCGAGTCCGATCGCCGTTCTGCAGAACGGCGAGATTTACAACGTCGAAACCGATGCGACATTGTCTCTTCTTCGAGAAGCTGCGCCGGATACGAGTCTGTCTTGGGGAGCAAAAAGGCAGGTCTGGTATTCACTCGCGGACGGACCCGGTCTTGTAAAAGCCCGGGAATGGGACTCTCCGGAAAGTCATTCACAAATGCCGCGCAGCGCAACGGCCGGAGACACCGCCGGCGACCGTCGTGTGCTTGCTCTCGACAGCGGAGACTTGATGGGTTGGGTGCCCATTTCGAGAGATCTCTTCCATTTCGATGCTTCTTCAGATTCGTGGAAAATCTCAATTCCGCTGAAAGAAGCGATACATGACATTCAAGAAGTGAAGTGACGAACGGCGAGGCGCTGCGGGACCGATATTCCAAGAAAGGAATTGAGGCCCGAAAGTGCGCAAAATCGCCATCATCGTCGGACATAACAAACGCGGCCAGGGTGCCGTGCGCGTCACCGACGGCAAGACAGAATTTCAGTGGAACAGCGACCTGGCTTCCCGGATTCGCGCATATGCGGAAGATGACCCGTATTCCGAGGTCCGCATTTTCTATCGCCAGACCAACATGGGCTACACGAAACAGATCCAGGATGTCTATGCCCGGGCAGATGCTTGGGGCGCGGATGTCACGATCGAACTTCACTTCAATGCCGCAGCCGATGCATCGGCATCATACACATGCACACTTTCGAGTGGAACCGCCGGGAGCCTCGCGCTCTGTGAGCGGCTGCAAGCTGCCCAAGTCAGAGTCATGGGGCTCGATGATGCAGGCGTGAAAATCCGGAATCGTGGCGGCGGCCGGGGTTGGAGATCCCTCTGGACTGGTGACGCGCCGGCAGCGCTCATCGAGCCGTATTTTGGAAGCAACCCCAGGGACTGCATTCTCGCAGACAAGCGCAAAGATGAGCTTGCCCGGGCGCTCTATGAAGCGGCGCGGGAGAGCGTTGCATGAAGCAAGATCTCGCATCATTTCTACCCGACAACGCCGGGCGCGCTGCCGTCGCCGGTATTGCCGGCGGTATCGTTGCGTGGGTGACGAATAAGCAGAATCCGCGCGAGGGCATCGCGTCGATCATTGTCGGATGCATTACCGCGATCTACCTCGGACCGATCGTCGCACCCATCCTTGAACCGGTTATCGGCGCGATCAGCCCAGGAAACGACGCAGTTGGATTTGCGTCTTTCGTCTGCGGGATGTCCGGAATCTCTATTTCTGGTCTGATCATGGATGCGGTGAAGCTGCGCCGCGGACAAATTCAACATCAGATCAAGACACCGATCGAGGAGTCGTACGATGACGACTCGTGATGTTGTCAAAGAACGCGCGCGGAAAGAAGGGCGCGCATGGTTTGTCGCAGCGATCGTCGGCGGCTTGTATCTGCTTGCGGGGTATCTGACATGATCGCATTCCTCCGCACACTTGGACTCGGAAAATGGATCGCCCTGGGCGGCCTCGTCGCGCTCATCGCGGGCGCCTTTTGGCTTCAGTCTGAGCGTCTCGATCGCGCCCAGGGCGCGCTTGAAGAGGCTCATGAAGATCTCGAAATTGAACGCGCAGCACGCACCCGTGCTGAAGACGCCGTGACCTCGGCAGTCGAGCGCGCCGAACGCCTGGCCGCCGCACGCGACGCCGCCCGCCGCCGCCTGGCCGACCGCCTGGCTGCCGTCGAGGCCGCCAAGGGTGAGTGTCTTGAAACAGAATTGCCGGCGGGGTTGCTCGACTGATGCGCGCCCTGGTCATCATATCCGCCCTGGCCCTGGCCGGCTGCGCGCAGCCCGAACCGATCCTGGACCGGCTCCCTGTGCAGGTCGCGACATGCCCAAATCCCGAAGAGCGCGCCCGACTCCTCGAAGGATCCACATTCCGAGATCTTGCCCGGTCCCGTGCCGAGGCCCTGACAGGATGGGAAGAATGCTTCAATGCCGCGCGTGAAAACGGAGAGGCGCTGCAATGAGTAGCTTTCAAGCATTCCTCGCGACCGCCGCCGCGCTGACTATCACATACGGCGCGGTTGGAGCTTTCGCGTGGTCTGCTGTCGATGCCGTGCATGACGAAATCTGCGCGAATCTCAACGGACCGATTCCAGAAAATTGCGAGTAATTTTTGGATGCAGGAAATTTTCCCTATGTCTCGGGAAATGAAGCAGAAAAAGGGGCCGGCGATGGACCTCAAATTCGGAAAGCGCATCCTTGTAATCCCTGATGCGCATGGGCGATCGACGGAGTCATTCTCCGACCTTGACAGATTCGACGCCGCCGGAAAATTGATCCGAGACGAAAAACCGGACATCGTTGTTTCTCTCGGCGACCTCGCCGACTTCGACCCACTCTCACCCTACAAGATGAAAGCCGCCGCCGCGTTCGACGGCAAGGCGGTCAGAAAAGAGGCCCTTTTTCGGACTGAAATTCTTAATCGGATCGCCGGCCCCACGCGCCACGCGAATGAGCGTCATCGCCGCGGCCGGCATAAAGAGCGCATCCACGAGCCCGTCTGGATCGACCTCGAGGGCAATCACGAGGAGCGCTGGCGCCGGTATCCCGAAACCGATCTCCTCGGCCACGACTTCCTTCAATGCGAAAGTGAAGAGGCCGGCTGGATCTGGCATCCGTTCTTGAAGCCCGTCGATATCCTCGGCGTTCTTTTCTCGCATTACTTCACGACCGGAGTCTCGCGGCGGCCTGCCCAAGTGAACACGATCCTCAATAAGACGCATCGCTCCTGCGTCTTCGGACACACGCACTCCTTCGGCTTCGACCAAAAGCCAGTTCTCGGCGGCGGGACAATCTCTGCTCTGTGCGCCGGATCATTCAAGCCCCCGCATCGCACCGGTGAACATGAATGGTCGGGCCTTGTCATGCTCGAAGACGTGAAAGACGGGTCATTCTGCATTCGCCAGATCCCATACGATCATGTTCTCGAAAAGTACGGCGAAGGAGACTACGCGCAGAAGCTCCGCACCCGCCGCGCCCAGGCAGCTCAAGATCGCGAAAACGCCCGCCATGCATACGCATAAAAACACCCAGTCAACCTTATTCTCACTTTCTGCTTTGTCTCAGAAAAACCCGCCAATTTTCCGCGCATGAAACACGAACGCACAGACATATCCCGCCTCGCCGCCGCACATGAATTCGTCGCAAGTATGGTGGCCGACCGCCCGGACGGCGCCGCATATCTTCCGCTATTCAATCGTCTTGAAAAAGAGCTTGAAGCAGTGGCCGCCCAGGAGAGCGCTATTGAACGGGCAAGACGGATCAGTCGGGCGCGGGCAACTGCTTGACCGGCTGGATTTCGATTTTCTGGTGATATTCCAAGCGCTTTTCAAGCGGCATAGAATCCCCATACCACTCTCGACCGCGGGCTCGTTTCACCGAATGCCCCATCAACTCTGCGCGATCATCGCTATCGACACCGGTATTTTTCAAGCGGGTCTCGAATGAATGCCGCAATCCCCCGATAGTCACGCCGTCTGGCAGAAGGCCGGCAGCGCGGAGGGACCTGTTTGCTTCACCAGAATATGTGCCTGTGCCGCGATACTTCGGGAAGCCTTCCGGGTGCCTGCGCATCGCTCCCAGGGCGACGCCGACCAGTGGGACGTTTCTGGTGCTGTGCTTGTTCTTCAGCTCGCGCGCGAACTCGCCTGTCGCGCGTCGGATCTCGATATGCGGAATCGGATCATCGAGATGAATGTGATGCGGCGGAAGGTCTGTGACTTCAGATTGCCGGCATCCTGTTTCGATCAGGATTAGTGTGATGTCGCGAAGCTCCGGATGCAGATCATCCATCGCTCCAGGATGGACGATATTCTCGACAGCATCGATCGGCACTTCATCCTTGCGTCCCTCATCGTCCAGCTTGCTCATACCCTCGCCCAGGCCGCGGAACGGGCTCGGCGGGATCTCTGCAACATCATAACCCAGGCTCGCGTGATAGAGCTTCCACATCCTGTTCAGATTCTGAAGGTCTTTCTGCGCGCTTGACCCCTTCATGTCCCCATCGAGAATCCGATCTTGAAGTGCGTCACGAAAATCGATCGCATCTGCACGGGAGATCTCATCCAGCACCGGATCTCGACCGAGCAGTTCCTTGACCTTTTTTGCCGGCCGTAGCCATCTGTCTCGCCAGACACGGCGCTGTTTCTGGTTCTTGTCGCGCACATCCAGCGGGGAGATTTCTTCCATTCGCTCTGCAATTTCGAGAAGCGTCTCACGCGGGCGGTCGACGCCGCCGAGAAGGGCCAAGGCGGTCTCCGTCATGTGAGCTGGTTTGACATCCTTCCGGTCTTTGCCGCGAGCCTTTTCTTTCTCGACCTCCTGTACCTTTTCCACTCGCCTCAGAACATCGCCAAGGTCGCCGTCGGCCAGCTCGCCAGCGGTCCGGTATCCGAAACCGCGTGCAGTCGTGAGTCGCGCGATCGCTTCATAGTGCGACCTGGATCCCGGCAAGTCGACTCCGGCCAGTCGCGCGTCGAGTTCTGCAAGAATTTGCGCCTCGACCGCTGCCAGGCGGGCCATGGCTTCTTTTTTGTCGCCGGTCTTCAGCGAACGATGTATCTCTTTCGGTGGCTTTTTCATTCCGACCCATAGCGGATCGTATCGCCTCGGCACCCGCATCCGCAGGTGCCAAGTTTCTCCGCGTTTCGCCAGCCCCGCCATCCAGATTCCCTCTTGTGTAGCAAGAGACGTAGCATCGGCGCGGTAAGGGATCAATTCATTAGGCATCAGGATTCTTCGGCTTAGGCGGACGCGGTGGAATATCGAACAGCCTCATCCAGCATGTGAAGCCATCGCGGAAACCTTCCCAGAAGGCAGGGCTGCGGAAGCAGCGGCGACATTCTGTAAGCCAGGCGCGCATCACGACTGCCCTCCCATGGTCTTCGCGTCGTATTCGGCGGCCTCGTCTCCGAACTGGGGGCCGATCTTGCGAGACCATTCCGCGTCGGCAGCCTCGGCGCCAGCCATGAACGCATCCCGCAGCATCCGGGCGAGATCGGGCGACTCGGCGCCCATGATCTCCAGCCGCTCGTGGGCGGAGAGCTGGGTGAGGTCGATGCTGTCTATTTCCCCAGAGTCGTGCAGATCTCCGTGATTGTCGTGGAATACGAACTCATCATCATAGAATTCCGCTCTGTATCCAAGAAGAGCGGTATCGAGGGGGCGTAGAACGTATGCTGGATCGTCATAGCTCATATATTCCTGTCTCATCTCGATACCGTGCTTGAACGACAGACGCGCCAAGTCATCAAGAAAGGCTTTGATCTGCTCGGGGGTGGGTTTGTCAGTCAT